TGCTGAGGGATCTACAAATCTATACTTCACTGACGAAAGAGTTGATGATCGTGTTGCTGCACTAATTGATGGTGGTACAGGTATATCTGCAACTTACAATGACTCAGGTAATATTCTATCAATCTCTGCTGACTTTACAGAGTTTGATACAGACAACGTTGTAGAAGGATCCAACAACAAGTATCATACACAAGCAAGAGTTCGTAACTCATTCACATATGGCACTGGTATTCAGCATGATGGTAGTGGTGGTCTTCAAGTTACACAGTCAGATATCAATACTGACAACATAACTGAGGGTAGCACAAATCTATTCATTACTGCTGCTAGAACTCGTGGACATTTGAGTGCTGCTGGTGATCTATCATACAACGCTGGTACTGGTGTATTCTCATACACAACACCAACAACTATTGCTTCTCTTTCTAATCATGATACAGCAGATCTAGCAGAGGGCACTAACCTCTACTTCACTAACGCTCGTGCTGATGCTAGGGCAGATGCAAGAATCGCTGCTGCTGATACAGATGATTTATCAGAGGGTTCTTCTAATCTATACTTCACTAATGCTAGGGCAGACGCTAGAATCGCTGCTGCATCTACAAGTGACCTATCAGAAGGAAGCAACCTATACTTTACTAATGCAAGAGCAGACGCAAGAATTGCTGCTGCATCTACAAGCGATCTATCAGAAGGAACTAATCTTTATCATACAACTGCTCGTGCTCGTGCAGCAATCAGTGCAGGCGGTGACTTATCTTATAACTCCTCTACTGGTGTGATGAGTGTCACATTGCCAACAGTATTCTCTGGCAACTACAATGACCTCAGCAACAAACCTACATTATTCTCTGGTGCATATAATGATTTAACTGGTAAACCCACATTATTCTCTGGTGCATATGCAGACCTAACTGGCGCACCTTCTCTTGGTGCTGTTGCCACATCTAATGATTATGATGACCTAAGCAACAAACCCACATTAGGAACTGCTGCTGCTACTAACAGCACTGCATATGCTACTGCTGCACAAGGTGCTCTTGCTGCATCTGCGTTACAGGCAGAAACAATTACATTAGCAACACTGAAATCTGTTACAGCAGCGTCTTCCGACTTTGCTGACTTCCAATCTAGAATCGCTGCTCTATAAGTAAATGGCATCTCCAACCTCAAAATCTGAACTAAAAGAATACTGTCTCCGTAGACTCGGTAAACCAGTATTAGAAATCAACGTGTCTGACGATCAGGTTGATGACAATGTAGATTACGCTATACAGAAATTTCAACAGTATCACTATGAAGGTGCTGAACGTGTTTATCTAAAACATAAATTTACACAGGCAGAGATTGATGCTGGTAAAGCAAACTCAACATCATTAGCAACAGATGGTACTACTGAATGGTCAGAACAGAATGCATTTGTTCCTGTACCAGAACATATAACATCTATTGAAGGTATCTTTAAATTTACAGACAAAGGTACTAGAAACATGTTTGATATTAGATATCAAATGCGTTTGAATGACTTGTATGATTTTACATCTACACAGTTCTATCATTACTATATGATACAACAACACTTAGAGACTATTGATTTCATACTAGAAGGTATGCACCCAGTAAGATATCAAGCAGTACAAGATAAAGTTTACTTAGATTTTGACTGGTCACAAGATGCACTAGAAGATCAGTATATTGTTATAAAATGTTGGAGAGCATTACAACCTGACACATGGACTGAAATATATAATCAGATGTGGTTAAAAGATTATGCTACTGCAAAGATAAAGAAACAGTGGGGTCAGAATCTTACTAAATTTACTAGCGTTCAAATGCCAGGTGGTGTCACTCTTAACGGAGAGATGATTTATAATGATGCTGTTGAGGAATTAAAGATCCTTGATGAGCAACTTCGCACCACATGGGAAACTCCTCCATTAGACATGATAGGATGATATGGCAACTAACAGTTACTTTACCAACGGTACAACAGGAGAGCAAGATTTACAAGAGTCTCTTGTCACAGAGCAGATTAAAATGTTCGGCAAAGATGTCTACTATATCCCGAGAACTCTTGTTAAAGAAGATAGCGTCTTCGGGGAGGATACCCTCTCTAAGTTTGAAGGAGCACACTTAATTGAAGCGTACATTGAAGATGCTGGTGGTTTTAGGGGCGACGGTGATATTTTCTCTAAGTTTGGAGTCAGAATACAAGACCAAATCACCTTTGTTATATCAAGGTCAAGATTTACAGCAGCAGTAGACGATAATGCAACTTTAATTGTAGAGGGTAGACCTAACGAAGGTGACCTAATACATTTGCCTATGGCAAATAAAACTTTTGAGATACAGTTTGTAGAGCACGAACAACCTTTCTACCAGTTTGGTAAGAACTATGTTTGGGGTTTACGCTGTGAGTTGTTCGAGTACAGCGACGAGGATATCGATACTGGTGTGGCAGCAGTAGATGCATTAGAACAGAACTTTGCCAATGCTATCACAGTTGGTCTAGTTGCTGGTGGATCTGGTGCGTTCACTGCTGGTGAAACTGTAACTGGTGGTACATCTAATGTTACTGCTGAGGTTAAGTCATTTGATAGTTCAACCAATACTTTGATAGTGATTAACAGATCAGGCACCTTCACGGTCCCAGAAACGATCACTGGTGGCACATCTAGTGCATCGTTCACAACTGCATCATATAATACAATAAATAATACTAACTCCGAATTTGATATCAATGCGTCTATTGAGACGACTGCCGATGGTATACTAGACTTTACACAAGGCAATCCATTCGGTGAATATGGAAATAGTGGAGGTTCTATCTAATGCTTGGTTCATACAATTACAACGGTATAATAAAGAAGACCGTTGTAGGATTTGGTACGTTATTTAATAATATAGAAGTCAGACGTACGTCTGGTTCTAAGACAGAGGTCATGAAAGTGCCCCTTGCTTATGGACCTAAACAGAAATTCTTGGCACGTTTAAGACAGTTAGGTGACTTGACAACAAGGGATCAGGTACAGATTACATTACCTAGAATATCATTTGAGATACAAGGTATTAATTATGATCCTACTAGAAAGGTATCACCAACACAATATATTAGACATACATCAGGCACCAAAGAGAACAAAGGATTCATGCCTGTTCCTTACAATATTAATTTTGAGTTAGCAATATTAAGTAAGAACCAAGATGATGCTCTACAAATACTAGAACAGATACTTCCATTCTTCCAACCAAGTTTCAATATTACAATGAATCTTGTACCAGAATTAGGAGAGACAAAAGATTATCCTGTAACACTAACAAGTATTGATTACGGAGACGAGTACGAAGGAGACTACGATACCAGAAGAACGTTAATATATACATTGCAATTCATTGCTAAGACATACATGTACGGTCCAGTAGTTGATAAGTCTGGTGAACTTATTAAGAAAACTATTATCGACTACTCTACTGAGGCAGTTAGAACTGCACCAAGAGAGGTACGTTATGTTGCTACACCTAGATCTCTTGTTGAAAGAGATAACAATGCAGTCACAACTGTATCAGAAGATATAGATGATAATGATGGCATTATAAATGTAACAGACGCATCTGGAATATCATTGAAAGATGACATTCAGATAGATAGTGAGGTAATGCGTGTCACAAAAATTGTTGACAACAAACTATATGTTGCTCGTGCGTTTAATAATTCAACCATAGCAGCACATGTAGCGAGTTCAAATGTATTCATCATAACAAGTGCAGATCATGCATTGTTAGACTCTGATGATGACTTTGGATTCAACGAACTTTATAGTGAGTTTACTGATGGAAAATCAAGAAACCCAACCACAGGAGCAGACGAGTAAGTTTGCTGGTATCGAGGATGCCCTCGATGTCAAGACTGAAATTATGCAGGCAAACACTTCTATTAAGAAGGTGGAACCTAGTGCAGACATATCAGATAAACAACAACTTAAAAAAGATTATGAATATACCAGAGGCAACTTGTACACACTAATTGATAAAGGACAAGAAGCAGTAGATGGTATTTTAGAACTTGCACAGGAGTCTGATCAACCAAGAGCATATGAAGTTGCAGGACAACTTATAAAGCATGTTGGTGACGTGGCAGACAAGTTAGTTGACCTACAAAAGAAGGTCAATGAAATAGAAAATCCAGGCAAAGGAAAACAAACAGAAGTCACTAACAATACCATGTTCGTTGGTAGCACTGCTGATCTTGCAAAATTCTTAAAGCAAGAAAAGGATAAATAACATAGTAGGAGAATTTTTACCCAATGTCAGTATTAAATGTAATTGACACCCAAACAGTATCAGGAAGTGGCACAAGCTATATCGTGGTAAAAAGTGGTGTGCTTAGATGCTATGCAGCATCCGCGTCAACAATAGCGATAGACGGTGGTCCCGCTATAACTTTGGCAGCAGGAGAAGCATTGCTAGTTTCCTGTGGTAAAGTTAAAACCGCAAAGATCGCTGCTGCAACCAACGCTGCTACCATGGTAGTAACAGCAGAAGGTTTCTCAGGTGGTGGTCGTCATACATTCAGTGTTGGTGATTTTGTCCAGACTATTGATGGTGGAGACACAGATGGATTTACATCTGACTTTGAATCCGCAGCAGCATCTGGAAAGAAAGTTACCGCAGTTACAGGTTCTACTATTACAACAGACTATGACGCATCAGGAGCAGGATCTGCATACACTCTTAGTGCAGCAGACGCAACAGCAGGAACAGTACCAGTCATACAACGATGTGCAAAACTTGTTGCTGGTTCTAACGCAGTCATTGTTGAGCAAGTCCAGATTGTCGGAGGATAATCAGGAATGCCCGCAGTCTCAAAGAAACAACAAAGGTTCTTCGGGATGGTTAGAGCGTTTCAAAAAGGGGATTCGACGCAAGCTCCCTCATCTGAGGTTGCCAGAGTTGCTTCCAGCATAAAAATGAAAGATGCAAAGAAGTTTGCATCAACTAAACATAAAGGATTACCAGAAAAGAAAGTGAAAAAAGAATCAGTAGAGCATGTAGGTAATTCTGATTTTAGATCATCAGCAGAGTTCATGAACACCTTTGCTAAATTAAAAAGACTTCGTAAGAAGAACGACAAGTCCGAAATGGCGACAGGACTACCCAATGGTACACCAATGAAAAACAGGAGAGGCACAATGCAAGGTGTTGAAGAAGGCAAAAAACCTATGGTCAAAGTTAAACTTAACCCTAAGAAAAGGATTGGTGTTAAGGTTACTGACATAGGACCTGGTGGAAAAGAATATGTAAGAAAGGATACCATGGGTGAAGGTACCTCTTATGGTTTGTATCGTGGTGATGGTAAAGTAAAGTTTAAAGGATTTGTAAAGAAAGCAAAGGGTGAAGATAAGAAAAAGAAAGAAGTTAAAGAAGATATTGCTGACATCATTGCACGTCTGGAAAAGAAAAGAATTAGTAAGGGTGGAGATCCTAGTGAGTCACCACTAGCAGCGATGCGTAAGTATCATGCAGATAAGAAAAAGAAAGAAGTCAAGAAAGAAGAGACAGAAGTATATTGGTCAAGTAAAGCATTAGATCAGTTAGATGAGTTAAGTAAGAAGACAATGGGTTCTTACGTTAAGAAAGCATCCACAGATATGGCAATAGGTGCTGTAAAAGGTGACAAAGATAAGGTAACAAAAAGACATTCTGGTATATTAAAAGCAACTGATAAGATAACAAAGGAAGAAGTAGAAGTATTAGATGAAAGACAAAAGGATAGTGACAACCAAAGATTAAGTCAAGAACGTGGTCGTTCTAACTATGGTAAAGCATCT